CGGGCATCAATGTCAGTGAAATTGATCTTACTGCGGTTGTTCCTGCTGTTTCTACAACTACTGCAGGCATCGCTGGTCATTATCGTTGGGGGCCTGTTAATACGGCCACATTGATATCCTCAGAAGATAACCTGGTTAGTCAATTTGGAAAACCAGTGACAGCGACCGCAACAGACTTTTTTACTGCAGCCAACTTTTTAGCATACGGTAATGCATTGTTTGTTACACGTGCTGAAAATGCAACAATGTCAAACGCACATTGTAACGCAGCTAATACAGTTGTAACAAGAATAGATAGTGATGAAGATTATGATAATAATCATGCGTCAGGAACGTCTAATGTAGGACGATTTATTGCTAAATTCCCAGGTGAGTTAGGTAACTCACTAAAAGTATCAGTGTGTGCTTCAGCTGCTGCATATAAATCAACATTGACTGGAACATTTAGTGTAACATCGAATACAACTACTATTACATTTTCTGCTAACCAGTCATCTGCAATTGCAGCAGGTGATTTGCTAGAAATTGGTTCATCTACAGGTGCAAAACAAACACGTAAAATTGAATCAGTAGCTGCAAACGGTACCTCAGCAACGCTATCCTCACGCTATACAGGGGATACGTTGTCAGCTAATACATCACTTACACGTAAGTGGGAATATGCTGTAAATACAGATAGAGCGCCAGGTACATCACAATCAGCGACTAATGCAGGTGCATCTGCTGATGAACTTCATATTGTAGTTGCAGATGAAGACGGACTATGGACTGGTACTAAAGGTCAAGTTCTGGAAGTATTTCAAAACCTATCTATGGCTTCAGATGCAAGAACAGATGAAGGCGCAGGTAACTTTTACAAAACAGTAATTAATAATAATTCTAGATATCTATGGTGGGCTGCACACACCAGTGTAGGTACAAATGCAGGTACATCAGTAAATGGTGGAACTACATATACAGGCTCGACTACTCCATTAACTGATTCATTAGTCAATGGCGTCGACGGTTCAGCACCTACTAACGCAAACCTAATTACAGCTTATGATAACTTTAAATCATCAGAAGATATCGATTTATCCTTTGTACTAGGTTCTGGTAACGGTCAAACAGTAGCAACTCATATTATTGATAATATAGCTAACACAAGAAAAGATTTGCTAGCTGTTATTTCACCACCTAGAAGTGCTGTAGTTAATAATAGCACATATGAAGGTAAAGAACAAGCAGATATTATTGCATATCGCGATACACTAACATCATCTTCTTATGTAACACTGGATTCTGGTTGGAAATATCAATACGACAAATATAATGATGTATACAGATATGTTCCAGCTAATGGAGATACAGCAGGTCTAATGGTCCGTGCTGATTCAACTAATGATCCATGGTTCTCACCAGCTGGTTTTAGTCGTGGTCAGATGAAAAATGTTATTAAACTTGCTTATAACCCGAGTAAAGCTGATAGAGACGAATTGTATAAGAACGGTATTAACCCTGTAGTTACTTTCCCAGGACAAGGTACTGTATTGTACGGCGACAAAACAATGCTTGCTGCACCAAGTGCGTTTGATAGAATTAATGTAAGAAGACTATTCATTGTTCTAGAAAAAGCAATTACACTTGCATCTCAATCAACCTTATTCGAATTCAATGATGAATTTACAAGATCTCAATTTAGAAATCTGGTAGAACCATTCCTTAGAGAAGTACAAGGACGAAGAGGTATCTCAGACTTTAAAGTAGTTTGTGATGGTACTAACAACACCGGAGAAGTAATAGATAGAAATGAATTTGTAGGTGATATTTACATTAAACCTGCACGTTCTATCAACTTTATCCAATTAAACTTCGTAGCAGTAAGAACTGGGGTAGAATTCTCAGAAATCGTTGGTCAAGTATAATAAATACATATAAAGGTTAAGGAGAAAAACTATGGCTTTTAACATTAACGATTTCAGAGGGGAACTTGAGTTTGGAGGAGCCCGCTCCTCCCTCTTTGAAGTCACAATGACAAATCCGCTAAACGCGGCAGGAGACAGTAAGTTTAGATTTCTTTGTCGTGCTGCACAAGTTCCAGCGGCCACAGTAGGGGTTGTAACGACCCCATACTTCGGTCGTCAGGTAAAGCACGCTGGAAACAGAACTTTCGATCCATGGAC